GGGGCTTCGTCGCCGATTGTGAAGACGACGGCGTCGTCATCACCATCGGCGACGAAGCCCCCCAGGTCGCGAACGAAGACGAGATCGAGGGAAAGCCGGCGCCGCAGTGGGTCAAGGAACTGCGCAAGCAGGCGCGCGAGCTGGCCCGCGAGAACCGCGAGCTGAAGCAGGCGCAGCAGGCTGCCCAGCAAGCCGCTCAGCCGCAGCCGATCGAGGTCGGCCCGGAGCCGAAGCTGGAAGACTTCGACTACGACGGCACCGCGTACCGCGATGCCCTGCTGGCCTGGAATGGCCGCAAGACGCAGGCCGAGGAACAGGCCAAGAAGGTTCGCGAGGAGCAGGAAGCCGCTGCCGCCGCGTGGAACCAGAAGCTGACGGCCTACAAGACGGCCAGCGCCGCCCTGAAGGTCGACGACTTCGAAGGCGCCGAGCACGTCGTGCAATCCACCCTGAGCCAGCTGCAGCAGAACGTGATTCTGCACGGTGTCGACAAGCCCGAGCTGATCGTGTACGCGCTGGGCAGCAACCCCGCCAAGGCCAAGGAACTGGCCGCGATCAAGGATCCTGTCAAATTCGCAATCGCACTCGGCAGACTGGAGACGCAATTGAAGGTCACTCCTCGCAAGCAGCCCCCGGCACCGGAACGCCAGGTGCGCAACACCACCGGTGGCAATACCGCTGTCGACAACACGCTGGCGCGCCTCGAAGCCGAGGCAGACCGCACAGGCGACCGATCGAAGGTCGCAGCCTACAAACGCGAGCGCAGCAGGATAGCAGCCGCGGTGTAAGCCGCCGTAAGGCCCCCACGTCAGCCGGGGCCACCAAGGATTCGCCCACCCACGGGCAGTTGATGTGCAAGGCCCCCGTCCGGCCGGAAACGGATGAGCGAAGCAGCTGCGGCACTGGCCGCGATTCTCTCAACCATTCTGGAGCCTTGCTCATGAAGAAACTCACCGTAATTGCTGCGGCCTACGCCGCCGCTCTCGCCCCGAAAGTCGACCGTGCCGCGCTCTACCTGCGCGTCACCGCTCGCTGGGCGCGCATCAACCTCGGCATCGCCATGCACAACTTCCTGGGCAGCCAGGGTTTGGTCATGGGTGCGACCGCATTCAACAAGCAAGAAACCGTTCTGTTCGACGACATGCTGGCCGGCTTCGACGATCTGCTGACCTTCGGCCGCAACGTCTCCAAAGTCAATATGGATCCGGTCGTTCTCGAGCGTTCGCAGGGAACCGCCTTCTGGCGCCCGGTTCCGTACGTCAGCGTGTCCGTGGACGGCCCTGCAGGCACTGACATCTCCAGTTCGTTTTCCGATGTCACGCAGCTGGCCGTGCCGATCGGCCTGGGCTACGACAAGTCCGTGCCGTGGACGATGACCAGCAACGACCTGAACGACCCACAGCAGCGCGAGCGCAAGATCAAGAGCGCGATGCAGCGCCTGGCCACCGACATCAACGTCGCCTGCGCCAACGTCGCCGCCCTGCAGGGCACGCTGGTCGTCAAACGCACTGTCGCGGCTTCCGGCTTCGACGATCTGGCTGCGGCCGACTCCCTGATGATCGAGCAGGGCCTGGTGGGCGACGGCGCGCGCCGCATCGCCGCGTTGCACGCCCGCGATTACAACTCGATGGCGAGCGCGCTGGCCAAGCCGGCAACCTCGGCAAATCCGAAGGTGAACACTGCCTACGAACGCGCCTTCGTCGGCAACGTCTCGGGCTTCGATACGTTCAAGTCGGACTACACCTACCGCCTGACCGCGGCAGCCGGCACGACCGTGACCGTCAACGGCGCCAACCAGTACTACACGCCGAAAGCTACCTCGACGGCCACCACGGGCGAACAGCAGAACGTCGACAATCGCTACCAGAACCTGACCGTGGCCGTCACCTCGGGCACGATCAAGATCGGCGACCGTTTCACCATCGCGGGCGTCAATGCGGTGCACCACATCTCGAAGCAGGACACCGGCCAGCTGAAAACCTTCACCGTCACCGGCATCGTGTCGGGCGCGGGCGGCTCGGGCGTCATCACCATCTCGCCGCCGATCATCTCGGCCACCGGCGCTACGCAGGCCGAAAAGGAATACCAGAACGTGACCGCAGCCCCGGCCAACGGCGCCGCCATCACCTGGCTGAACACCGTCGCGGGTAACGTGGCCCCATTCTGGGATGAACGCGCGATCGAGCTCCTGCCGGGCCGCAACGGCGTCGACGAAGACCTGACCGGCGCGGGCGCGGGCTACATGCGCGCCACGACCGAACTGGGCATCGACGTGATCATGTACAAGTTCTTCGACATCAACACGAAGAAGTACAAGTACCGCTGCGACACCCGCTTCGGTGTCGGCATGACCAACCCCGAGATGTGCGGCATCGTTCTGTTCTCGCAAACCTGATTCTCCAGCGTCTCCTCCGTCCGGTAACCCCGGGCTTTTACCGGCCCGCCCAGTGCGGGCCGTTTTTCTGAAAGGTCTACCCATGAACGACTTCCCCCGAATGCTGTACTGCGCCGGCGGCGCTGAAGAGATCCACGGCGGCCGCTTCGCCACTCTGGTCGTGCACGACGTCGATGAGCTCGACGCCGCGCTGGCCAGCGGCTGGTTCATGACCACGCCCGAAGCGAAGGCTGCAGCTGAAAAGCCGGTATCGAGCGCGCCCACCACGGCGGCCACCACCATCCCCGACGACAATGCCCAGCCGACCCGCGACGAGCTGAAGCGCAAGGCCGACGAGCTGGGCCTGACCTACGCCGGCAACATCTCGAACGCGAACCTGGCCGCCCTGGTCGAAGCCGCCCTGGCCGAGCGGGCAAAGGGCTGATGCGATGGGCTGGACGAAACAGCAGCTCATCGACCAGGCGTTCAGCGAGCTCGCACGCGCCGGCTATGTCTTCGACCTGGGCGCGGATGTACGCGAGGACGCCCTGCGCCAGCTCGACACGATGATGGCGACGTGGAGCGACGTCGGCATCTCCATCGGCTACCTGCTGCCGGACAGCCCGGACGATTCCAACATCGATGACGATGCGGGTATTCCGCAGACGGCTGTCAGGCCGGTGTACATGAACCTCGCCGTGACGTTAGCGGCCGGCCGTGGCAAGGCCCTGACACCGCAGACCCTGGCGGCCGCCCAGAGCGGCTACAACACCCTGCTCGGCGCCGCCGTCACCCCAACCGCGGGCCAGTCGTCCGGCCTGCCACTCATCGGCGCCGGCAACAAGCCGTGGCGCTGCTACTGATCATCGCAAGGAACCATCATGACCATCAATGCACGTGTCCAGCCCGGATATGGCAGCGGCCAGACCGTAACTCCGGCAGCGGCGGCCGCTACAGTATCCCTGTCCGGTTGCAGCCGACAATTGATCCTGACAAACCTCGGCGCGAACCCGTGCTATGTCCGAGTCGGCCAGGGCGTACCGAACGCATCGACGTCGGATTATCCGATCCCGGCCGGCAGGCAGGTCGTCATCAGCAAGGCTCCGGCCGACAACCAGCTGTCGCACATCTCGGCCGCCGGCACAACCCTCCATGTGATGAACGGCGAGGGCTTCTAAGTCATGCAGATCCCGATCCTTTCGGGCGTGTACACGGACGAGGGGCCCGACTTCCGCGTCTCGTATCCGCGCAACATGATCCCCGTGCCGCGCGCGCAGGGCATCAGCGCGGGCTACCTGCGGCCGGCCGAGGGCATCACGCAAATCGGTACCGGGCCAGGCGCCGACCGCGGCGCCGAGGTCTGGAACGGCGTCCATTACCGTGTGATGGGCACGAAGCTCGTGAGCGTCGACGCGGCCGGCGCGGTGACCGTGCTGGGTGATGTCGGCGGCGGCGGCCAGGTCAGCACGGATTATTCGTTCGACCGGCTCGCGATCGCATCCGGCGGCGCGCTGTACTACTGGAACGGCAGCACGCTGCAGCAAGTCACCGACCCTGATCTGGGCACGGTGCTGGACGTCATGTGGATCGACGGCTACTTCATGACCACGGATGGCACGTCGAACGTCGCTACCGACCTCACCGACCCGACCTCGGTGAACCCGCTCCGATATGGCAGCAGTGAGGCCGACCCTGATCCGATCAAGCGAAACCTGAAGTCGCGCGCCGGCGAGTTCTATTCGGTGAACCGCTACACGATCGAGGTATTCCAGAACGGCGGTCAGACCTCGACGACATCACTCTTCCCGTTCCAACGCGTCGAGGGCGCGCAGATCAACCGCGGGGCGATCGGCACGCACTGCGCTGTGCTGTACGACGACAAGATCGCCTTCCTGGGTGGCGCGCGCCGTGAACCGCCGGCCGTGTGGGTGGGCCTGAATGCCGCCACGCAGAAGCTGTCCACCGGCGAGATCGATACGCTGCTACTCAACTACACGGAAGCCCAGCTCGCGGCCGCCGTCATGGAGGTGCGCGCGACGAAGAACCACGCGCTGCTCTACCTGCACCTTCCGGATCGCACGCTGGTCTACGATGGCGCGGCATCGGCCGTGCTTGAGGAGCCAGTCTGGTTCACGCTCGACTCCGGCCTGATGACGCCGGAGCAGTACCGCGCGCGCAACTTTGTGTGGTGCTACGACCGTTGGCTGTGCGGCGATCCAGCATCCGCCGCGTTGGGCCAGCTGGACGAAACCGTGTCGACGCACTACGGCCAGGTGATCGGCTGGGAGTTCGGCACGTCGATCGTCTACAACGGCGGCCTCGGTGCGATCTTTCACGAACTTGAACTGGTTGGCCTGCCCGGCCGCGTGCCTCTGGGCGCCAACCCGGTCATCTGGACATCGCACTCCGCCGATGGCGTGACCTGGAGCCAGGAGCGCGCCATCAAGGCCGGGCGTCAGGGCCAACGCACGAAGCGCCTGGTGTGGATGGGTCAAGGCGGCATGCAGAACTGGCGCATCCAGAAATTCAGGGGCACGAGCGACGCGCACCTGTCCGTGGCGCGCCTCGAGGCGCAACTGGAGCCACTCAATGCCTAAGCTGAACCTGCCCCGGGACGTGCTGGCGAAGATCGCGCAGGGTAACCAGCGCGCTGTGTTCGCACTCGAGCAGGTTCTGCGCAATGTCGGTGATACGTTCCCAACCTCACTCGACGAGGTGAATGCACTGGCCGGCTCCGCGCTGGCCGTGGCGCAATCGTCGGCGGCCGCGCTGGCCGTACTGGCCGACACGCTGGAGCGCTTGGAAAGTGCACCGGCGGCGCTCCCACCTGGTGATGCGGACGACACTGCGCCGCGCGTGGAGCTCGGCACGATCGCATCACAGAATAACGACAGCGTCGACATAACCGGGGGCAGTATCACCGGCATGACGAAGAACGACGCGACGGGCATTGCGCTGACCGACGACACGACCACCAACGCGACGATGTACCCGGTATTCGGCACCGCAGCCGGAGCGTCGTCCCTGAAGCTCAGCAGCACAAAGCTCACGTGGAACCCGTCGACGGGCTTGTTCAGTGCGCCATCGGTGTCCGCGCAGCTCAATGGCGCCCTGGGCCTCACCACGCCGGCCGCTGCGGTCGTCACGACGCTGTCGGCGTCCGGACAGATCACAAGCACCGTCGCGACTGGCACTGCGCCGTTCTCGATCGCATCGACAACGATTGTGCCGAACCTGAACGTTTCCCAGCTTCTGGGCGGCACATGGGCGATACCTGGAACGATCGGATCGACCACGCCGAATACTGGGTCATTCACCACATTGACGGCATCAGGCAACCTTCTTGTCGGCGTCAGCAGCGGATCAAGCAGCCTGATTATCAAGTCTGTTTCGGAAGGCTTCGATGTCATGTATTCCGGTGGATCTACGTCCACTCCGAGTCTCGGCATTAAAGCAGCAACCAATATCAGCTGGAATGCTGCAGCCACGGCGGTCTTGGTAGCCAAAAACTCGTCCACTTTGCGCTCGATTAATGCTGCAGGTTCGGTAAATGCGAACGGCGCCGACTATGCCGAGTACATGACCAAGGCAGACGACTGCGGCACGATTGCCAAGGGCGCGATCGTCGGTGTGGACGCAGACGGCAAGCTCACCGACAAGTGGGCCTTTGCCGTGTCGTTCCTCATCAAGAGCACGGACCCGTCCTACGTGGGAGGTGACGTGTGGGGCACCCCCGAGGCGATCGGCATGGATAGGCCAGATCCGCAGTCTGATGACTATGAATCGAAACTCGCTGAATTCAATTCAGCCCTAGAGGTTGCACGCCAGCGCGTCGACCGCATCGCGTACTGCGGTCAGGTTCCAGTCAACGTCCAAGGTGCCAAGCCCGGCCAATACGTTGTCCCGGTGCAGGACGGCGCAGGCATCACCACGGTTCTAATCAATGACGCGGATATCACCTTCGAACAATACCGGCGTGCGGTCGGCGTCGTGCAGAACATTCTGCCTGATGGCAGGGCGAACGTCAGAGTAAAAGTTATTTGATCAGGATTCCATCTTACAACGTATAAGGACAATCATGACCACCACCGTTGCCGTTCTCATTGAGGGCACCTTTGCCGCCGCTACCGCCTCGCCCAGTGTCGGCGCCTATTACCTCTCCGACCAGTGCACGACCAATATCGACAAGCTCACATGCACGAACGAGTCTTCGCCAGGCGTTACCGCGACCGCCACCGTGCAACTTTTTGCCCCGGACGGCACATCGACGCAGACTTTTGCCAAGACGCTTGGTGCTGGAGCGGAATGGCCGTTCCCTAACATTGTCGGCCAAGTGCTGGCGAGTGGCGGCAAGATGACCGTGACGTGCCCGACCGCCAATGCCATCAAGGTCCGCTCCAGTGGCCGCAAGTTCACATGACAATTGGAAATATCTATCTTACTTGCAATTTCCCATAGGATATTTCTATAATTCAGTAGTTGCCCGTTTATTGGGCAATAGCTGAGATCAGGCGCCCAGCGGCCATGAACCCCGAACGGGAGAAATCATGCTGCTGGATGCCGGCACCCCTCAAGGCCTGAGCCCTCAGGCGCAAATCCCTACCCGCGAACAGATCGAACGGCTCGAAGCGCAGATGCGCATGATGGAGCAGATCCCGATCGAGCCCGTACACCACTTCGCGGATGGTCTCTATGCGCGCGAAATCCTGATCCGCGCCGGCACCATCCTGACCGGCAAGGTGCACAGCACAGAACACCTGAACATAGTGTCGCAGGGCCGCATAGCCGTCTGGACGGAGGACGGCATGAGGATCGTTACCGCTCCGTGCACCCTGGTCTCTCGCCCTGGCACGAAGCGCGTCGGCTTCGCCCTGGAAGACACCGTGTGGACGACGATCCACGCCAACCCTAAAAACCTCACGGATCTGGTCGCGCTCGAGCTGGCCCTGATCGATAACACCCACCCCGCAATTACTTCGGAGGTTGCTCCATGTCTTGGGTAGCAGCAGCTGTTGCCGGCGGCACGATCGTCGGCGGCTATCTTTCGTCCAACGCGCAGAAGGGCGCAGCCGAGGACGCAGCCAATGCGCAGAGCCAAGCGTCGCAAGCCGGCATCGATGAACAGCGCCGTCAATTCGATCAGGTCCAGCAACTATTGGCTCCGTTTGTCAATGCCGGCACTGGTGCACTCGGCGCGCAGCAGAACTTGCTTGGCCTGAATGGCAATGGCGCCCAGCAGGACGCTATCTCCACCATCCAGAGGTCGCCGCAGTTCACGGCCCTGCAAAAGCAGGGGGAGGACGCCATTCTCGCGAACGCTTCGGCGACCGGCGGTCTGCGCGGGGGGAATGTGCAAGGTGCCCTCGGCCAGTTCTCGCCCGCGTTGCTGTCGCAACTGATCCAGCAGCAGCTCGGAAACCTCGGCGGCTTGACCAGCGTCGGGCAGAACGCGGCGGCAGGCGTCGGAAACGCAGGCCTCCAGACCGGAAACAACGTGACGCAACTGCTCGGCCAACAAGGCCAAGCGCAGGCTGGCGGCGCGCTCGCCGCCGGTAAAGCGAACAGCCAGTTCATCAACAGCCTGACTGGTGCATTCGGTACCTTCATGGGGAGCAAGTTCTGATGCCCGATCCGTACGACTACACCAGTGCGTTCGCCGGTCTCCCTGTGCCGGGAGATGCCTTTCTCGCCGGGATTAAGAATGGTGTCGGCCTAAATCAGTTGCAGGCGCAGCAGGAACAGCAACGTGCCGCACTCGCGCAGCAACAGCAAAAGCAGCAGGTCATCCAGTCCTTGATCGCCAATCCAAACGCATCGGCCGACGATTATGCAAAGGCTGCCGTGCTAGTCCCTGAACTGAGCGCGCAGTTCAAGCAGGCATGGGATACAAAAAGTACGGCGCAGGCACAGAACGACCTCAAGAATATGGTCCAGTGGTCGGCCGCAATTCAGAACGGCCAGCCGAAAATCGCCAGCGATGGCATGCGTGCCCAGGCTGACGCGATCGAAAATACGGCTGGTGGCGCGACGCCAGAATCGAAAGCGTTGCGCGCGAAAGCTGACCAGGTCGATACGAATCCGCTGGCGGCGAACTTCATCCTGAAGTCCGCGATTGCCGCGAATCCGAATGGAAAAGCCGCGATTGATGGCATCGTGGCCCAGAACGGCGATGCTCGCGCTCAAGTCGCGTCCGACTCGAAGGCGGCCGCCGACGCCACCGACCTGTACCAGAAGAACCTAGGCATCGTCGGCCAGAGTGCTGGAGCCCTGGCGGTGCCCGGCGTGAAGCCCGCACAGGTGATCACGATGTTCAAGTCGCTGGAGGCGCGCGGCATCATCCCGAAGGGTGGCGCGCAGGACTACATCGACAACATGCCTGCCCGCCCGGAGGATCTGCCGGACTACCTCAAACAAATACAAACC